CTCTCCAATGTAGCGAGGAATGACAGGTTTTACTTTTCCTTGAATCTTTGCAATTTCAACATCTTCACGGTACTTGATAAGTGCAGCCAAAAACTCTTTGTTGTTTACATAATGTTCCGACCTCTTTCTCTTTGCCATGGGTCTTATCATAAGTTTATCTCATAATATGTATAGATTATATCATCTTACTCTGTGCTTGACAAGTCTCTGAAATCTCTGTACAATATCCTTTGTGAGGGTTCATAGGGAAGGCTTAGCTTCTATAAGTCTTTATAGATCTTCTCTAGTATCTCTTTAGCATCATTGACTGTTGATATAAATCCCATCTTCTTACTTAACTTTGGTTGACCAGTTTTATCTGCATGTGAGTCTCTAACGAATGATTGATACATGAGGATCATATCTATGTCAGATGATTCTGACATCGTTAAGACATCATCTAACTTAAGCATAAACATATCATCTTTAGTAGTCTTTAACCAAGGTTCTATCTTATATCCAACAACACCAATACGTGATTTAATCTCATTAACAATAACAGGATTAGTAACGATCAATATCGTTCTATCCTCTTCTTCTGAAGCAGCAACTTTAGCAAAGATTTCTTCACCAGAGTTTAATTTAATTGTTGCGTAAAAGTCTTCTTCAATTCCCATGTTTTCCTAGTTGAATTGTAATTATCTCATAATTAAAATTTTCTTCGTTATAGATTTTAATTCTTTCGATTAGATGATTGAGTGTATAGTTTCTTCTATTTTTTGTTGAACAGTCGTCAGCAATATCATAAAGGATTGCTTTTACTTTGTCTTTTCCCTTTCTAAGAACTCTTCCAATACTTTGAAGATTTCTGACCCTGGACTTGCTTGGAGAAGCAAAGATAACATTATGGAGATTCTTAATATTGATACCTGTAGAAAAAGTTCCATAAGAAGCTACAATAATTGCATTCTTCTCTTTTTCTGTTATTTCTCTTACTAGCTCTCGCTCTTCAGCATCTACACCACCATGTATAAAAAATACCTTACGGTCATCTCGCTTGTTATTATTTATCTTATCATAGAGCACTGCTCCATGTGCTTCGACTCTGCTGTAAAGAACAAGAGAGTTCCCTTTAAGATCTAGTGCTAGATTAGTAATAAATTTATTTCTTTGTTCATGTGAGATAAGATATTCAATCTCATCATTGTATGCTTCAAACGTTTGTGGTTTATGTTTAAGCACAAGACACTGAATATCAAGTTGTGATAGGTGTCCCTGTCTCATTAATTCATCTGTCCTAGTCACCTTGTATGATGGACCAAACAGTCCCTCTAAGACCCACTTATGCGTCTGTGTGCCGTCTAAAGTACCAGTAAATCCAAATCTATATTTTGCATGGTGTAATTTTGTCATTATAGATATTAAAGACTTACTCTTAAATAAATGTGCTTCATCACCAATTACAACGTTGTATTCTTCAAAGAAAGACCTGTCTAACTTATAGACAGACTGCCACGTTGTGATTGTCACAGGAGCATCATTACTCTTTTCTCTACCAGAATAGATACGGTGACAGTATGACTCAACATTCCAACCATAATCCTCAAAATCCTTATACATCTGCTCTACAAGAGATGTCGTTGGAACGATTAAGAGTATTTTTTGCCCTTTGTCAACGTAATATCTTACGAGGGAATAAATCATCAGAGATTTGCCGCTGGCAGTGGGGCTTATCAATAGTTTTCTATTGTGCTTTAGAGCACCGTATACTCCCTCGACTTGATACTTCCTTGGTTGGTGAGAGCAGATAGACTGCATATAATC